TTTTGTCACAAAGTTCATAAAACATTTCAATCGTTAAATCTTCATCAATAGGATCAACTATTACAAAATGTTTAGATATAAAATATTCAGCTTTAATTCTCTCTTTTGCGTCCATCTCATAACCTTTATTTTTTAAATAAGATTTACCTATGAATTTATGACAAAGTTCAGCATATATTTCTGTAGCGCTTCCTGTTTCGGGTGAAAATATAATATGATTCCATTCGTATTTACAACTTAAGTTAATAAGCATTTCAAACCATATTTCTGTTTTACCACTTGCAGGTGCAGCCCCTATGTATGTTGTTCTTCCGGGCATTACTGAAAACGGGAATAGTTCCCAATCCCAACCTACTTCCATACCTCTTTGAATACCTTGCTCCCGTAAAGTATCTAAATCTGTTTTTATGTTGTCTAGTAATTTATACATTAGTTCAAAGGATTAGAGGGTACGTAAACATTAGATGGTGAATTGTCTTTGTTAGATTTAGTAAAATTATTATTAACCCACCTTTCTAATCTTCTTCTAATATCCCAGGTTTTTTGTAATTCAAAATTTAATTTAGTATTTGATTTATTTGGTTCAGTCCAATACAAATAAAACTCTCTACAAACATCTTTACCATAATAATCAATAAAAGGTTTGATAGTATCAGCAAATTTTAATTTGCGTTCTTCTATACTATTTTTTACTTCTTTATTTTCTTTATATTCTTCTATTGTTGTTAGTTGTTTGTTAGTTGTTTGTTGGTTGTTTGTTAGTTGTTTGTTAGTCTCATCGCTTTCTTGTTGGTAACTATCATAATTACAAATAGTTATCTGTGTTAGTTTGTTTGTTGATTTTAATTCAATTTCTTTTGTTAATTGTAACTTTTTTAAACACGTTCTAATTGTCTGAATTGATATATTAGTCTCATCAGATAGGTGTTTTAAAGACGTTATAAACGATCCTTTTTTACATTCAATACCTTGGAATGAACCATCTTTAAAGTTGGCTTTAATCAAACAATGAATAAATAAATGAACCATTTCAGATTTATTATACCACTCCCAATCCTTAAATTGTCGGTGTAATTTTACCCAGCCGATATTCATTTTAATTCAAATATTTCTTTTAATTTTTCAAAGTGTTTTTTATCACACCAATAAACGGTTTCAGAAAAAATAACTATACAACATCTATCGTATTGTGTTCCTAAACCTTTTATTGAATTTCCACAACTAAATGTTGCAATACTTGACAATCGTATGTAAATATTTAAATCATCTACATAATAAAATTCTTTTTTCATAATAATAATTTTTTTAATAGAAAAAGCCAACTTCAAAAGGTGCGTAGGAATACCTTTATCAGTTAGCTTTTCTGTTGTTTAATAAATTTTTTTCGGAGTTTCCTACGCTTCGATATACAAATATAATACTTATTTTTTAATTAGAACTATTATTTTATAAAATTATACGCTGCAGTACTTCCACTCATGTTAAATTGATATATTTCATTTTCGCAGTAACTTTCGTTTATTCTGATCTTTACCGAGCTAGCATTTAGAAAGTCTTTTAAAAATACTTCATTTGCCAAATCAAAGGTTAAAAATACAGTTTCATGGTCGCTACTTCTACTCCCCCAAACAGAATGTTTAATCCATTCGTTATTTACTAAAAAAGATATATTTACTAGTGGTGAATCTTCGCAGTAATAACCACCAGAGACATAAAAGGAAACCTTAGACTCACCACCTTCAAGTTTTAAATAACCTCCATTATTCGTAGCAGTATAGCAAATTTTGTAAGGTTCATCTAAACCGTTGTTAACTGTTTTTTTCGTCCATTGAGCCATTGATAAACCTGTTATCATAATTGTAGCTACTGTTAAAATCACTCTTTTCATTTTGTTTTTATTTATTGATTATTAAATTCTTGTATTTGATACCCTAAAATATTAAATACTATTTTCTTTTTGTTAAAATCTATTAAAGCGTAATTCCCAGACCTTTCAAGGATGTTAAACCAGTCGTTATAATTTGGTATAAATACTTTATTCATCTCTTAACTCAGCTTCTTTCATTATTGACAATATATGATTAAGTATTTCATCTTTATTAAACTCAATTTTTATATTAAACAATGGAGGTAAATTACTTTTTTTTCTTGGTACATAAGAGATTGTTAAAAATAAAGTTTTATCTGTATCAAGAAATTTCATTATTTCAATCTCTAATTCAGAAACTAAGTCATACTTTATTAAATTAGTTTCTAACGTGAATCTGTAGTTATTTTCCATTTTATTTATTTATTTATTGGTTAATATATTTAAAGCTTCATTTAACTCATTTAAACGTTTATCACGTTGTTTCTTTGCATCTGGATACTCTTTACACTCCCACGCACTTAAACAGCGTTCTAAAAGGCTAATTTCTCTTTCTATTAATTCGATTGCGTAATTCATCTTATTGATATGTTTTTATGTTGTTTTAAAATTTCATCGATTATGTTTCTAACGTCTCTAATTAAATGTTCATCTACTTTATCTAAATAAGTTTTATTATAACCTAGCTTTTCAAGTTCTCGAATTATTTTCTTGGTGGTTATTTTCATAATTTAAAGTTTAATAGGGTATTTCTACCCTACTAATTAAATGGATCAATTCCTAACTCTATTAATTGATTATACAAGTCTTGTGATATTTTTAAAGCTTCATCGTATTCGTTTGAAGTTTCTACACCTCCGTAACCAATTAACGATACACCTCCGTTTGCTTCAATTTCAGATACTTTTTTGTCTGCTTGTAAAAATGCTTTTTTTAATTCTTGTGCTTTCATTTTCTTTTCGTTTTTTAATTATAGAACAAATATAATACAAAGAAACTTATAAAACAAACAAAGGTTACTTTTTTTAATTATTTTCTAATATTTCGTTAATACATTCCCGAAGTTTAGCATTGTCCGATCTTAGCTCTTCTAGTAAATCTAAAACTAAATACCTATCGTATTCAGGCATTTCAACGTGTTGAATGATATCAATAGCTGAATCAATCGATGGACATGTGAATGAGATAGGGGCTTTATCAATTTTCATTACTTTTTAGATTTTGATAGTTTATCATCAAGTAATAGCAACTTATCTTCATTCGTTCCATTTCTTTGGCTTAATAGTTTCTCGATGTAAAGTGAGGCGTCAAATAATTCTTCTTGGAGATGAGAAAGGAAGTTATCAACGTTGTTTTCTTCTAAGGTGGTCCCGTACTTTTTAATCCCTAGTTTTGAACGTTGTAAATATTTAGCAACTACGCTTTCAACAATAGCATCTTTTTTTTCCATTTCAAAATGTTCATTATTTAAATTAAACCATAATTTATTTCCGTGGATGTCCACTATTGCGAACGTACTCATCGACCAACTGAAATCTGTTACTCTATACTTAGCTCCTACGATTAAAGCGTTTTTACCTCCTTGTGGGTGTCCAGCACCATAAACAAATTGTTTGATTGCTTTTACTTCTTGACCTATTTTCATAATACTGATTTTATATTGATTTTATCTACTAATTTTCTCATCCTATCCGTGTTATATTGAAAGGATTTGATCTGTTGATCTGTTAGCTTGTTAGTGCTGTTTTCTGCTAGGTCTGTGATAACCTCGTAAAACTTATCGAATAGCTCTTTGTTGTTCTTTTTGAAGATGTTATTATCATCCAAATCCTCTAATTTTTCAAGTGTAACCTGAGATAATAAAATTATCTGGTACATTATATTTAATTGTTTCATTATAATATAAATTTATAGTTTCTAATAATCGTTAATACTTCATTTATAATAAAGTCTTTTGCATCTCTATAACCACCGCAGTAAGCTGGTTTAAAATCTTTGCTTAGTTTACACATAATTATTTTTTATAAGTTTTATAAAAATCTTCAAACGCTTTACCTAAATCAGTTCGGTCAACGTGCCACCTATCCTCCCATCCTTGTAAATACGCTTGTTTCATTTGCTCTTCAAATAGCTCTTCTAAGTTTTTAAAGTCGTTCGCAAAACGCTCTAAACTTTCC